CCAGGATAGGAAGCCACACCGCGTGTAGAACGCGGTGTGCCCGTTAGAAGAGATAGTCCTAAGAGGACGTCTCAAGTCTACACGGGAACTGACTATCCCCCACAAGGCCAAGAAGGCCTCTTCATCCTTTTAGTAGGATGAATACCATCCAAGCTTAATGCTGACGCGCTTGGGGCGTCCAGAACGCTCTAGGTGCTTCTCATCATTACTCCTGGTTGGTGACCAAGAGGAAGACGACTCGGAAGTCGTCGTGCCAGGCCGATAACAGGGAACTGAGCTAACATAGCTGTTAGCATCCCTTGAATAATTATCGGTCTCTAGCTTGAGAAGACACTTAAGCAAGGCACCTTGCCCATCGAGTATATCTCTCGGTGGTTTGGCCTGCACAACATAGCCCCGAACTTGGGGACTATGCAGGTAAGGATGCATACGATCCACCTGATAGGGTTTCAGGTATGCAACCCTGCCTAGCACGGGGGAATCTGGACCAACAACCGGATAATGTTTAAGAATCCGGTTAAGTCGGTTATCCAGCCACTCTGCAGTGCTCACAAGCCCAGCATTGAAAAGCTGGTTCCTGAGAGAAACTGTAGAGATCACCTCCGTAGCGTCTGCTATCGTGTGAGGTAACACTTGCCGGACCCGGACAATAGAAATGTCCGCTCCATTAAAGTATTCCTTACCACAAGACTCTCTGAACTTTCCAGTCCAGAAAGACTTGTCCAGACCAACTCGGGCACAAAAATGCTCGAGAGTCTGTACGATAGTACGCACATGTCTAACGGGGACAATCAAATCGTCTCCGTAGATACGCACCGAACCAAGAAAGGATTTGATGTCTTTCTTGGTCAGTGTCTTGTTGAGCGACTTCTGTATTCCAAGGAAGATGAGGGTCGTAAAGACCATCGCCTCCATGGGGAAACAGAGCGCTGAACCCATAGACGCGAACTTGGCCAGACGTATAACGCCATGGCCAGGAACGTCAGCCCGCCTAGATCTAGCAGCGTCAATAGCCTCTTGCAAATTAGGCCATTGGTGAAGCATAGATCTTACGAGCTGGTTAGGAACACGGTCTGAGGCATCACTCAAATCGAGTGTTGCCGTCTCTTTATCAAGAGACCCTTGACGAGCCAGGGCTTGATTAGGGCCCTGATCGTCAAAGCCGATTAGCCCACGTAGGAGTTCATCCCTATTGTAGGCTACTAGGAAGCTTCGGAGCAAAGTCTGCTGCATGTATTGC